TTGCTTATTTCGATCTACAAGACCTGATGTTACATAGGTAATAGCATCTTTTGCAATTTTTACACTTTTTGCATCATTGCGAAAAGAGATTGATCCACTTGATCCAATAGAAGAATTTGGATCATAAAGATAATATTCTTCTATTTTTGGTGCTTGATGAATATCTATTGGTTCGTTACTTCTACTTAATGATGCTGGAAAATTTGCATTTTGTCCAGTTTGTTCTGCCTTACGAATAAAACGAATTTTAATTGGATCAATATATCTAATTTCTTGAATTCCAGCAGAAGGATTTTTTAAGTCAATTACTTTATGGTAAAAAATCTTTCCATCTACGTACCAATTTCTAAAAATTTCGTGTGCTTTTCTATCAAAATCCATAATTTCTTTAATGGATTTAAATTCATCACGAATAATTTGTTTTAATTTGTCTGATGCTGGAAGATTTGAAAGTTCGATTTCTACTGGTGAATCATTCAAATCTGATACAATAGCTTCATTTACGACATCTTCAATCGCACTATCACATTCTGGGTGTAAAGCCATCTCACGATATCTTTTTACAAGATCTTGTTCATTCTTATAAACACCTTCAATATCTACATATTGCCCATAAAAACCACTTTGAATGTAATAATCAGATTTATCTTCTGCATTAGGAGGAACTGGAGAAACAAGTTTTTTTGACTTATCTACTCCAGTATCTTGTATTTTGAACCCAAACAACTTAGACATCAATAAAATAAAATAGTTTCTACTATTTAGGCACCAGTTCCAAGTTGAGTTCCTCCAGAAGGATCAAGAGCATCCCACCATTGAACTTGAAGATCTACTGTAAATTCTTCAATTGTATCTGAAGAATCATAAGAAAGATCAATCGCACTTACAGAAGTTGGAAATACACCATAAAATCTGTATTGTTTTAATACAGGAATTTGTGTTGCAGAGGTTGGTGTGCCTCCACTTGTTAATGGTCTTCCGAATTGTTTTACATATACATCTTTTTGATAATCAATTGGATTTGTTTTTCCAGCAGCATCTTCGTGTTTATTGATAAGATTCATCCATCTTTCAAATGCAGTTCTAATTGAAAAATCAATATCATTGATTACGGTAATAGTCCAAGGATCAAATGTGCGATCTCCAGCAATTTTAAGATTTCTGCCCCTAAATGGAACATCAATAACACCTAAAGTAGATGCAGGAAGATTTGCAGCTTTTACTAAAAATCTAGTTTTATCTGCAAGTGTATCTTCTGTAGTTCCAACTGGAATTGAATCACTAGGAAAATAAAGTTCACACTCAAATAAATTAGGTCTTGTTCCACCACCTAGCATTCTACCCTTGAACTGTTCAAGAGTTCTATCTTTTGTATTTGGAATGTTTAAGTTAGCCATTTTAGAAATCCCCTATTGAATGTGTTAAACTGAACCTACGACTTCTTCAAAACTTACACCTGTGCGAGTAGCAACAAAGGTAAGACCGATGAAGTTAATAGATCTTGCTGGTTTTACGAAAATATCAGCTCTAAATTGATTTGCATCAATTATATCAGGAGTATTGTTTGTTTCATCGCAGATGACTAAAAAGTCAGTAATGCCTCTTTTTGATTTTACATCACGAAGATACGGTTCAACAATATTAATAAAATTAGATCTAGTGATTACATCATTAAACTCAAACAATTGTGCTCTTGCTGCTCTTTCAATTGATGATTCAATAGTAATGAATAAACGACGAACGTTTATTCTATCAAAAGCTGAAACATAAGATAGTGCAGTTTTATCACCAAAAAGAATAATACCAGCACCAGGTGAAAATATAATGGGATTAATTCTTTTCGGATAAAGAATATCTCTTTGTGCTTTTGATGGATTGTAAGCAAGTTTTACAGCCCCATTAATTGCTCCTCTAGATGCTCCAGCAGGAGAGAACCACGAATATTGATTGATTGATGTTCTAGCCATCAATCCAGCAACGTCAGCATTGCAAGGAATGTATCTAAATGTATTATTAAAACGATCAAACATATACTTATAACCACTATCAAATACTGCATAAGAAGAAGAAGTGATTGGATCAAAGAAATTGATAATATTATTTGTTTGAGTTTCAGTATTTGTAATATTTACAACTCCTGATCTATGAGCAGATATTACAGCAACACAATCTTTTCTTTGTTCGGCAATTTCAATTAATTTATTTGCTTTTGCTTGTGATTCATAAATTGATGTTCCACCAGAAGGACCATTAATTAAGAAATTAACTTGATATTCGGCAGGATTTGATAAAATATCATAAGAAGAAATAATATTAGAAAGAGTCGCAGACATTCCATTGGCGGCAGAATAATCAACACCACCAGATAGATTATATGTAACATTTCCTGCTCCAGAAAATATTACACCTTGAGCATTTTGTCCCCAGTTTCCAACGCTAGACGAAGTATATACTGTTGCACCAGTTCCTGTAAATCCAGTTGCAGATCCAGTAGTAGCAACTCCTGCAAATATATACTCAGAATTGTTTGCAATATAGTCTTTGTAATATACAGATTCTGATGGTGATATTTTTCCATCAAGTGATTTGGATAAGAAGGTAAACTTTTCCAAAACATTTCCTGCAATACCAGTTACTGTACCAGTATCATCGACAACTGCAATATGAATTTCGTCATTTAGAGAATTTCTTTCTGATGCATATTGAGATGTTCTTGGTTTTTCTGCAATTGATTTCCAGTATACTGTAGAGTTTGTAAGACCAAGAGTTTGTTGATTATACCAATCAGAAACTACAACTGGCGTATTTGGAGTAGTAGCAAAATTATAACTAGATGCTGCTGGATTAGATATAACAAATTGAACATTCGTTCCAACTCCAGCAGCAGCAGCAGTAATTAAAATGGTAACTTGTGTTCCACCATTTACTGTTGTAGTTCCAAATCCAGCAACTGTGGTAGTGTTTACTATTCCTGCAGTAAACGTTTGTATTTGCTGTCCAGCAACTACGCCAGCAGATGGAAGATTGCTAGTAAGAGTTGCTGGATTGATAACTGTAGATCCTGCACTTACAGAACCATAAAATCTAACAGTTTCAATTGATGTAGCAATTCCAGAACTATTTTTAATAAAAACATTATTAGAACTAGATGAAAAAGAATTAAGACTATTTTGAGAATACGAAACTAAACTAGAAGATCCTGTTGTATTATTAAATCTATCTGTTACTTTTACGTCAACAAATTGATCACCGACTTTAGTGACGATTCCTCTCAAATATCCAGTAGTAGTCGTAGTAACGCCAATCTCAGCAAATGTTGTGTTAATTCCAGCAGTAATGCCGTATCCAACTGCTAATCCAAAAGTACCAATTGCAATTCTTTGATCTGCAGAAGCATCAATTACACATACCTTTAAATTGTTTGCCCAACTTCCTGGATTTTTAGCAGCATAGTACCAACTAGTTGCAGTAGAATAATCATTAATATAATCTTCATATGATTTTATTTTTACAGTAGCAGTTGTACCAACTCCAGCATTTGAGTTGTTTAAAGTACTTCCATCAGTTCTAATGACTCTTAGTATTCCACCATACGAAAGATAAGACGAAGCACTCATCCAATATTCATATTGAGAATCACTAGATATTGGTTTTCCAAATGTCTTTAGTAGTTCGTTTTCATTTTGAATTAAATAGGGAACGTCAACTGGCCCTTTTGAAAATGGTCCTGCAATTGCTCCCACCTGCTCATTAGATGCAGTAATTCCCCCAATTGTTAAGTCAACTTCTCTAACATTGACCCCTGGAGATACTAAATTTAACGACATGCCTTTCCCTCTGAAGAAACTTCATTTGTCTAAAAGTATTTATAAATTACCAATTTTATCTGTACTCCCACATATATGAGACATCACCATATTCATCGGTGTGCCATCTGTCCCCATCATTATCTACAAAAGAAGTTTCTTCATTTAATCCATCAGTAATAAATCCAAATGGAGACATATCTTGTTCTATTTGTTCTTTTTGGTCTTCGTATATTCTTTTACGAACATCATTCTCTGTCATTTCTTTAAAATAATCTTGAACAACCAACCAAGAAAAAATTACTAAACACATTACCAAATCATCATTGCATCCTTCTTCTGCTTCAAATGATTGATTTTTTTGAATA